GCGACCAGGCCGTTGGTGCCAAAGCAGGTCCACAGCCACTGCAGCCACTCGGTACGGTAGCTTTCGTGATCCCGCTGAATGTCCATGCGAATGGAGCGCTGAGTGGTCTTGATACGCAGCTTCTTGAAGTCGAAGTAGTCCTCGGCGTTGGCCTGGGCAATCTCGCCGTGCCGCACAGCCAGGTCGCCAAAGATGTAAGCCTGGTGGTCTGGGGTGTAGCCCACGAAGTCGACCGTATGCACCTCTTTGATGTTGTCCAGCTGGATCTTCATGATCTGCAGCAACTGGCTGGCGGTGCCATCGAAGATCGCGCCGCGCGCAATGTGGCCGAGGCGGTCACGGAATGACGGGGCGTTGAGCGCCTGCGACGATGTGAACGTTCCGGTGGCAGCAGCGCCGTCGTGGGGGAACTCCACCCGGAAGTAGTACCAGGCATCGTCGGTCACTTCGTTGCGCTGGTAGTACAGGGCCTTGGGGTAGCAGTTAGCGATTTCGCGCACGTTGCAGCAGGCGCGGCGGATCTTCTCCACCTGTTCTTCGTCCAGGTCTTCCTCGATGTCCTCCTTGCGGGTGGCCTGATCACGGCAGAGCTTGTCGAACCGCGCCGCGTCGAACTCAAACCAGTACAGCCGATTCCGGTGATCCATATGAAATTGGGCGCGCTGCTCGCGTCCGTAGATGATCAAGCCCTTCTCCATGGCGGTCTTGGCAAGCAGGAGGGCGCCGTTGTGCAGCGCCAGGTCAATGTCCGCCTGCCAGATAGCATCGCCATCTTCTGCGGCCTGGGCACGCAGGTGCAGGTCATTCCAGTCGGTCTTCTTGTCGCCCGGCTGCTCGATCTGCGCCGCTTTGCAGGTGAAGCCCAGCTTCTCGGCGCGGCGAACGTGCTTGGCGGTGTAGGCCCGGGCGCTCGGCTCGTTATCCAATCCCCACACCAGGGTCGGCAGATCGTTGGGGCGTGCGTCGCGCAGTTCCTTGAGCGACAGCTCGGGGTACGCATTGCTGGACATGGCCGCGACGGCGCATACACCGCGTTGCAGCAGCGCGATGGCGTCGAAGATGCCCTCCACAATCCACACCTGGCGCGAGGTACGCAGCTGGTCCTTCGCGCCGGCGCTCCACCACACACCGGCATAGCTCTCGCCAGGGGCAAAGCGTGCCTTCATTTTGCCGAAGCGATGGGGCCGATCGATCAACCGCTCCCACCAGCCGCCCTTGACCAGGGGGAACCGGATTGTGGCGGTGCCTTCGCGCTTGGCGCGGTCGTAGTAATCCTCCTGCGTATACAGGCCTTTCAGTGCCTTGACGTTGAAGCCGCGACCGGTGGCCAGGTAGGCATCAGCAGCGGCATGCGGCGCTTCCGTCGTCTGCGGGTTGGCCTTGGAATAGTCATCGAACAGGTCGTCGTACAGGTCGCGCACGCGCACTTCCTGTCCACACTTGGCCTGCCGGCCGCAGCGCAGCACCCAAGGCGTCTGGAAGCTGGTGTACAGCTCCTTCTTGCCGCAGTGGGGGCACTTGCCGCCGCGCATGTAGGGTGTGCCGTTGCGATGCTTGAGGCCATAGTCGCGCTCGATGCGCGACAGAACCTGCTGGCGAATCTCTTCCTGCATGCCGTTTCAGCCTTGGCGAGCCGCAGTAGCGGCGTGGTGGTGGTGCATGGTTCTCTCCTGGCATCCCCGACGGCGGTGGTGCGCCGCCGGGGATGGGGTGTGGTCGACTTACGAGGTGCGGTCGGCTTGCAAAGGGACGTGCATGGCTCTCTCCTGCTTACCTATGACGGCGGTGGTGCGCCGCCATGGGTGGTGTGGGGTCTATTCGTCCGCTGGTTTGGAGCGGGCGAGGATTCCGCGCAGGTCATCGGTGATGTACTCGGCCACGGCCGAGGTGTGGTCGGCCGTGATGCCCAGCACCTTTGCCGCCTCCGCAGGCAGGACCGCGATCAGCTCCACTGCGTAGGAAATGCGCCAGAGGCGCGTCACGTCGTCGGCGCTGATGAGGTGCCCGTGTGGGTCAGCATGGGGTGGCGGCGGGTTGCGGTGCGGCGGCACATGGCCGTTGTGGCTGCCCATCAGTTCACCCCGCCCGGATAGCTGTCGCCAGTGCGCAGCCACTGGAAAAAGCGGTCGGCCTCGCCCTTGGCGAGCAGGTAGACCACGGTTCCTGTCTGGAGGCCTTCGGTGGCGGCGCGCTGCACATCCTTGGACTTGTGCGCGGAGACGGTAGCGGCCGCATCCGACTCGATGTGTATCAACGCCAGAAACAGCACGCCGCGTTGGTCGAAGGACGCGCGCAGGGCAAAGCCCGGCACCTGTGTCTCCAGCACGATCACCGGACGCAGGGCAGCTTCGGGGATTACTACGTTGGAAACGCCGGCCATCAGTGCACCGCCTTGTCGTCGGTGTTGGGAGCGCCGCCATGGGCGTCGCGGGTGGCGGTGTAGGCGGCGAGGATGTCGCCCAGGGTTATGGCGAGCGGGCACACGCCGACGGCGATCAGGCGCGCAATGAATGCCTGGTAGGCATCGTTGGGCCATTCGAGGGTGTCGGCGATCAGGCCGAAGGCGAGCGAGATTTGACGCGCGGAAGGATTGCCGGGCGTGGAAGGGGCGCCGTGGGTCACGGGGACGTCTCCTGACTTGAGATTGAAATCTCGGGGAGACGTTCTTACGCGTCGCACCGAGGGTGTCGGGAGGGTAAGAACCGGAGTCAGACCGGCGGGCAGTTTTCCCCTTGCGGGTGTTGTATGGCTGCCGCCCTCCCGACGCAGAAAAACGTCGGCGCGCACGAATTGCAGGCGCAAAAAAACCGCGATGCTTTCGGGCGCGGATACCGCTGACTTGGAGTTCTTACGCTCCGTGCGGCAGACAATGCTCTCCCTGCCCGGTGAAGTCAAGGGGAAATGAGGGAAAGTGTGGGAAGTGGATTCAGTGGCGAACAGGTTCATACGGACACCTGTTCGGCGGCACAGGTCGGCAGCTGCTGGTAGTCGCCACCGGCGGCGATGTGGGCTTCGACCAGGGCGCGCAGCTCGGCGGCTTTGCGGGCCTTCTCGGTGTACGGAACGTATTCAACACCGCTGGGGCTGGTGACGAAGTTCGGCTGAGTGGCGGTAGACCATCCGTCACGCTGGGTTTTGTGTCGCATCATGCACAGCACTCCCTAGCCGGCGGCCGCAGCCGCCAGGTCAGTTCGTTGTGGAAGGGGAAAGGTGAATCAGACGGCTGGCAGATCGCCGCCGTCTGGTGGACGCGCTTCGATTGCGTCGATCCAGTCGGTTTGCAGTTCGCCCTGATCCTGCTTCCAGCGCGTCTGCAGCATCGTCCGCTGGTACCAGGGTGTCGGCGGCAGTTCGCAGGCCGGAGCGCTGGGGAGGCCGCTGGGGCTGGCCACGTTGGTCAGTTCCGAACTGCCGGTGTAGGTGGCACCACACATGGGGTTCGGACAGACGTATGCGTCAGTGCGCAGGAACGGGTGTTGCAACGCACTGGTGCGCTTCACCAGCCGCGCATTGCAGGCGGGGCAGCAGAACACGGCACGCTGTCCAACGGGGGCGCTCATGCCTTGCCCCGAGCCTTGGGCGCCTTCTTGGCAACGGTGGTCTTGGACGAGGCTTTACCGCTCTTACTACGCGCTGCGGGTGACTGACGGGAAGTGGCGGTAACTGTGCAAGAATTGGGATCGCGCTTGATGCCAAGCGCGACAGCCGCATCGTGCGACTTGCCGAAGTTGCCTTTACCAACGCCGCGCAGCGCATCGTTGACCGAGTGACGGTCGAGGTTGTTCTGCCGGGCAAAAGCGACGACGGTGATGCCCATGTCGCGCAGGTGCTGGCGAGCTTCCTCCGGCGTGCGCAGTTTCGGCAGAATTGTGCGTCGTGTGGCGGTCATCCCGTTTCCCCGTGTTAAGCGAGCAGTGAAATATCTTTCACTATGTTCAGTGAAAGATGTTTCACCTGTCAAGGAGGTTTGAGCGTGAGTGTGGGTCTGAGGCTGAAAGAAGAAAGGAAGCGACTGGGCCTTACCCAGGAGGCCATGGGTGTGGCGTGCGGTGTCACCAAGCGCACACAGATCTTCTATGAGGTGGACAGCGTTGGAGCGAGCGCGGCTTACCTGACCGCTGCCTACGAACTGGGCGCGGATATCGTGTATGTGCTGACCGGCAACCGCGAGCGACTGGCCGAACCCGACGCGGATCTGCTCGATGCGTGGCGCACGGCGTCGCCTTCGGCACGCGCGGCCGTCATGGCGGCATTACGCGGGGTTACGCCGGCGGCGACAGCGGCCGCGCCCCGCACTTCATTCGAGAACACCAGCATTGGCCAGCAGATCAGCGGCGACGTGGATCTGCGTGGACAAAAGATCGTTGTCAAGGCGCCTAAAGCATCAAAGAAACCCAGCCGATAACGCTCACGCCGCGCTCTATTCAGGCCGCTAACTCACATCGCAAGAGGCGCCGGTGTGGCGCGCTATACGGTGTGATGGATTATGAGTTGCGGTGATGGTGTGGAGCGTGGTGCGGCGACGTGCGTTTGCAAGGGTCAGACCGTGTTTGAAGGGGCCGTGATCGGCCAGGTGTTTACGGGTGACGTGCAGATGCAGTGCCCACACGCGGAGCATCACCGCTTCGCGCAGAACGAAACAGAAAGGGCGCCCACGGAAACGGGGCGCCCTTTGTCCACTGCGTTGATCGCGCTGGCGATCTGGCAGGCAACCTACCCAACCCCGAGCATTGAAGCTGCGTGCGGCTCGACACTCCCACACGCGGCGTTGTTCCTGATCGCAGGTGCTGCCACGCGCTACATCAAGCCGATGGTTCTGCGCTGGCTTCGCCGCCGCGTTCAAGCTCTAAGGCGGTGACGAAACCGCCGCTGCCATCGATGGTGTGCGTGGCCTTGGCCACCAGCCAGTCGGTGCCGTCAATCTCCGGCTTGAAGCCACTGACAGTAACCGTCTGCTCCGGGTAGATGTCGGCTCGACCGATGGCCAGCCGATAGCTCAGCTGTGCGGTGCCTCGGTCCAGCCGTTTGAACTCGGCGTCTGCGTGCTGCCGCGCTTCATCTGCAGTGGCATACGTGGCCTGCAGCTTCTTTTCGTTCTCGGACGTGCCCACCAGCACGCCCGTTCGACGCGCTGCCTTGCGGTCGCCCCAGTACGCGCGAACGCCAGTGAACTTCTCGCGGTCAGCAACGCTGTAGCGGTGCTGGTCACCCGACGCGCGCGTGATCCGCACGCCAGGCAGCGGCTGGCCGCTGGCGGTGGTGCCTGCACCGATGGGCGCAAAGATCAGCGTTCCAGCCTTCACCGTGGCCACGGCGTCGAAGCGTTTGCCCAGGCGCGTGAGCAGGTTGATATCGCTCTCGTTGGCTTGATCGAGGTGGGCAATGGCAACGCCAGCCAGATCCGCGGCCACGGACGCGCGCAGCGAATGCTCGCCCGCAATGGCGCCGAGAATGTCGCCCAGGGTGGTGTTGTGCCAGCTGCGTTCGCGCCGTCGGCGAACGGCTCCGGTCAGGTCGGCCGAGCGGGCGCGAATGGTGATGATGTCCGGGGAGCCGCTGTGTTCCACGTCATCGACCTTGAAGGTGCCCTTGTCGAACAGGCCGCTGCCCTCGTAGCCTATGGCCACCTGCAGGGTGACGCCCCGGCGTGGCAGGGCAAGCATCCCGTCATGGTCATGCACGCGCAGATCCACTTGATCGGCTTCGTCGCCACGGCTCTCGGTCAGCGACAGATCGAGCAGGCGCGGTGCAAGCCGCGCGGTCAGATCCTGGCCATCGAGCATCACCCGCCAGGCGGGGATCGGGTACGGACTGGCCCTCATGCGATGGCCTCGCTGGCGCCGTCGTCGTCGCGTTCCAGCTGCATCTGGAAGTCGATCAAGCGCGGTGTGCCGTCGCTGAACAGCTCGCGTCGCGTCTCGCTGAGGCTGGTCAGCAGGTAGGCACCGTAGACGCGGCCCGTGCCCTCCACCAGCGCCTGCGGTTTGCCCTGGTCGGCCAGCTCGCGCAGCTTGTCCAGCACCTGCAGGTCGGTGGCCAGCTCGCCCGCGATGGTGCCCTGCAGACTGATGGTGTCATCGCCCGGCCCGACGTACTGCCGGGCTGCGCGGGCGCCCACGCGGTCGCTGCTGGCGTGGCGCCAGGTCATCTGGCGCTGCAGTTCGCCGTATGCGGCGGTGGAGAGGGAAAACACGAACGTGCCCCAGGTCATCATCATGGTGGTGGTCCTCAGTCGCTGAGCCGGGCACCACGTCGGGTGGCCTTGTCGCGCTCGATCTGTTCAATGGCCTGCCGCACCAGATCCGCGATTTCGCGGGAGTCGGCGCCGGACGGCGGTTGGATGTTGATGGTGTAGCTGGAAGCGCCTGTGCTGCCCGCTGCGGGTTGCGCAGCTGCCGGGGCAACTACCGGGGCAGCTGCAGCTATGACGGGCAGCGCAGCGGCGCCCAGCGCGAAACCGGCCGATGCCTGACGCAACCTGTCGCGGCTGCCCGTGGCACGTGCGGTATCGGCGTTGTTCCCCAGCTTTGCGATGCGCTGCTCGCGCAGTTGGTCTAGTCGGGTCGTTCCTGCTGCGTTGTCGGCTGCAGGGCCCTGCATGCGCTGGGTCATGCCGGAGCTGATCTGGGTTACGCGCTCGCCCATGCCGGCACCGGCCTGCGTGATGCGGTCGCCAACGCTGGTCACCTGCTGCAGCGGTTCGCCCTGGCTTCGGTCGATGCCGCCGGCCAGGCCCTGCATGGTGAAGTCGCCGAACTGCGCGAACACACGCGACGGGCTATGGATGCCCAGCAGACCCTTGAAGCGATCCATCACGCCAGAGGCGATGTTGGCCACAGCATCCATCGCTGCGCTGCCGCTGGATGTGATGCCGTTGACCAAGCCCTGCACCATGTCGATGCCAGCCTGCATCATCCTTGCTGGCCAACCGAGCAGGATCTGATTGGCGCCGTCCCACATGGCCGTCAGGCCCGACCGGATCTTGTCCCCGTTGAGGGTGAACAGGCCGACGATCAGCTGCCACGCGCCCTGCAGGTACGTCCACGCGCCGCCGACGGCGTTCTGGATGATCGGCAGCATGAAGGTGAACGCCTTTACCAGCCAGCCCACAGCGGCGACGGCCATGCGCAGGTTGACGGTCAGCACCTGGCCCAGCACCTGGCCGAAGCCACGGCCGGCCGTGGTGGCGCCCTGCAGCTGCTCGCTGGTGGCCTTGAAGGGGGTGAACAGCTTCTGCACCCACGCCCAGGCTTTGCCCATGGCATCGGACACCTGCGCCCACACCGGCCCCAGCGGTTCCAGCGCGGTCATCAGCTCGGCCATGATCGGGTTGACCACGTCCACCACGCCCTGCCACACGCCGATCATGAACGCCTTGATCGGCTCCCAGTATTTCCACACCAGCGCGGCAACCACGGCCACGGCGGCACCGATGGCCAGCACCGGCAGGCTGATGCCGCCGAGCATCGGCAGGAGCATGCGGCCGACGTTGAGCAGCATGGGGAAGGCCCGGCCACCCAGCGACAGCACCTGGCCAACCAGCCGGCCGATGCCACCGCCGCCACTGAGCAGCATCACGCCCTTGTGGATCTGCGTCAGCGCCATGGCACCCACGCCACCGGCAACCAGCAAACCGCCGAGCGCAGCGGCCAGGGCGGTACCGCCAATGGCCAGCTTGGCGATGGTGGCCACCAGCTGCGGGTTCTTCGTCACCCACTCGGCCATCCGGTCGGCAACATTGGCCACGCGCGCGGCCAGCTCCTTGACCGTCGGCAGCAGGGTCTTGCCCAGGCGCTGCGAAAGCACGGTGGCGCTGTTCTTGAGCAGGATCAAACCGTTTTCTGCCGTACCCACACGCGCGGCATATTCGGCGTTCATCGAACCGCCGTACTTCTGTTCGTCAGCGACCTTGCCCAGATTGCCCTTGAGCAATTCAAGGTTGGTCAGCAGCGGCGCGATCGCACCGATCGACTCGCGGCCAAACAGCTGCGTCATCGTCGCAGCCTGCTCGGCCTTGGGCAGTTGCTTGAGCTTTTCCAGCACCTGCAGGATGGCGCCGCCGGCGTCGTCCTGCATCGCCTTGGCCATATCGCCGGCCTTCAACCCCAGCTTGTCGAACGCGGCCACCTGCCGAGACGTTGCCGCCTCGCCCGAGGACAGCGTGAGCAGCATGTTCTTGATGCCGGTGGCCGACACTTCGGACTCGATGCCCATGCCAGCGACGGTGGCGCCCAGCGCGGCCAGCGGGCCGCTGCCGAGGCCGGCGACCTCGCCCAGCGCGCCGATGCGGTTCACCACCTCGCTGATCTTCTGGACGCTGGCCGGGCCGGTGTTGCCCAGGTAATTGATCTTGTCGGCCAGCACGACAACGTCGTCCTGCCCCATACGGAATGCGGTACGCCATGTGGCCATTGTCTGGCCGGCGTCTTCGGCCGTGGTGTCGAAGGCCACGCCCATCTTGGCCGCGTCCTCGGCGAACCGGGTCAGCTCGTTGCTGGCGATGCCGGCCTGGCCGGCGGCGGCGACGATCTTGGCGATGTCGGTGGGCACCATGGGCAGGCGGCGCGACAGTTCCTCAATGTCGCGGCCCATCTTCTCGAAGCCGTCCGGTGTGTCGAAGTCGACCACCTTTTTCACGTCGGCCATGGCCGACTCGAAGCTCATGGCCTGCGCGATGGGCAGCGTCTGCGCACGCAGGGCGCCAAACGCAGCCAACGCCACGCCGGTGCCATGTGCCGCCGCGTTCATGCCGGCGCTGTGGATCTTGCGGCTACGGGCCTGCGCCGCATCGAGCGCAGCCAAGCGAGTGCGCTGGGCCTCCATCTGCTGGGAAGCGGCGGCAATATCGGTGCGCAGCTTGCGCTCATGCGTCCCCAGCTGCCGCGTGCTGATGCCGGCGCGGTCCAGCCCCGAGCGCAGCCGCTGCAGTTCCACCGACTGCTGCTGGTGCTGGCCCTTGAGTTGGGCGGCGGCGGCGCGAGCCTGACTGAACTCGCGGCTCAGCTTGCGGGTAGGGGTGCCGGCCTCTTTAATCTGGCGGGCCAGCGCGGCGACGCGCAGCTGCGCGGCCAGGTGGCTCTGTTCGGTGGCGCGCACCGCCTGCTGCTGCTGGCGGTAGGCCGCAACGTCGCGCTGGGCGGCATTGAGGCGGCGCAGGTTGCCCTGTTGTTCCTGCAGGGCGTTGGACAGGCCCTTGCTGCCGGCCATGACCTTCTTGAACGGGGCGCTGGCGCGGTCGAGCGCTTCCAGCACCACCTGCAGGCGAAGGTTGCCGCCGCTCATGCGACGACAACCGATGCGCGTGTTACGGCGTCGTGGTGTCCGTGGGAGCGGCTACCAGCGCGGCCAGGAAGCGGCACGCAGCGCTGATCGCCCACACCAGCAGCCCGCCGACCATGGCCAGCAGGAACAGCGCAAACACGATGGCGATAAGGGTGTCCATGGGTGGACTGTATCACTGCTGGGCTCCACTTCGTTCATGGGCGCGCTGGCGCCACCGGATCAGTTCAGAGAGGGAAAGGGCCGATAGCTCGGTGAGGGTGAAGGAGAAGATCACCGCGATATCGGCCATCACATCCTCTACGCAGGCTGGGATTCCTTCGTCGCTCTCGGCTCGAAAAAACCACCGATGACGCGGGAAACCTCGACCAGGTCGGCCGGCTCGAGCTTGGCCGCGTCATGCTGCGTCAGCAGTGGCTGGCTGATACGCGGCAGCAGGGTCACCAGTGCGGTCACATCCATCTGCGCCAGTTCGTGCAGCTTGAGGCCGCGCAGTTCGCCGGCATTCGGCTTGCGCAGGCGAACCGAGCGGATCACCTGCTCGCCTCGCTGGATTGGGGTTTCCAGCACGATCACGTTCGGGTCGGTGGTTTCGTCGGCAGCGGTGGTGATGTTGGATTCGGTGTTCATGGTGCGTCTCTCACAGGGTTGGCCCAGCCGTCGAAGCGGCCGGGCAATGGGGAAAGGGATCAGGCGCCGATGGCGCGGCGGATAGCGGACTGCTGGTCAACACCGTTGACCACGAAAAGCATGCCCACCATGTCGATCTCGATTTCGGTGCGCCCGTTGACGGTCAGCTTGTAGTAGCTGGCCGAGGTCTTGACGCTGAATTCGGTGTCGTCGCCGACCTTTGCGGTGCCTGCATCGATCTCGGAGTGGCGGCCGCGCATCACAATCTCCACCGCATCCACTTCGCCGGTGTCTTCGCGCTGATAGGCGGCGGCAAAGCGTAGCTGCACGGCGTTGTGCGAGACGGCGCCGTACTGGCGCAGTACGTCGAGCATCAGCCCGCCGCACTTCCACTCGGCTTCGATCTTCTCCTGGCCCAGGTCGATCTCGATGGGGCCGACCATGCCAGCGGCACGGTATTCCTCCATCTTGCGGGTCAGGGTGGGCACCTTGAACTCGGTGACGAGGCCGATGTAGCTCTGGCCATCGTTGAACAGGTTGAGGTTTTTCAGCTTGCTGGGCAGAGCCATGGCATTGATTCCTTATGCGGCCTTAGCCGCTGATGCGGGCCGGGAAGTCGGCGAAGTAGCGGTCGGTGATGCGCTGGTTCAGCTGCAGGTTCTCCAGCGGCGGCACCGGGGTGTAGTCGAAGTCGATCACCAGCTGGCCGCTGGCCAGCGACTGCGAGGCGTTGGCGCCTTCGTCGTAC